ACGAGTTTCATGATACATACAGTAGTGTAATTGACATGGCTGACGAGTTTTGGGAAGATCATCAAGACGAAGACAATGATGACGGACAGCCAAGTTCATACGATGAATATCAAGACCTATACGGTGGCGATGATTGGGATCACGGACAGTATGACTTTGAAAGTTTTGAATCATGGGCAGACGATGTAATTGAATCAGGCTTAGAAAGCGAGCCAGAAGAAGGTAACAAATTCACCCAAGCTCTTAAAAAAGCAAAAGATGATGACGAAGACGAAATGGAAGTAGACGGCGAAAAAATTCCAGTCACTGAATTTGTATTATCATTGTTTGACAGAGAAACTGGACAATTTCCAAAAGGTGAAACAGCAGTGCTAACAGCGGTAGAAAAAGACTACGGCGAACAGTATATTACTGGAGCAAAAGAATTTATCGAAGCAATCAAACACAAGTTTGAACAGCACCAAATGCGTAACTCAGATACTATGCAAGAAGATCATGTTGGAACATATACTGTACAACAAGGTGACACTATGTTCAGTATCGCAAAAAGATTTATGCAAAACGAACTAAAAGGCATGGACGTCGAAGAAGCAATACAACACATTGCAGAGATTAACAATATAGATGATCCAAGCAAAATCCAACCAGGTATGAAACTAGAAATAGGATATACAATTGGAGGAATAGATGGAGATCCTACAACAGGAGAACCAATCACAAGAGGAATTCCACAACACGATGGCACAGACGAGTCAAGTGAACTGGATGATTTGAAAAGAATGGCTGGACTAGCTATTTAATTCAAAAAAATAGCAGAAAAAGGTTGACTTCTGCTAAATATTATCGTATAGTACATAATGTGCTATATGATTTTTAGGCACAATGCAATAGGCAATATATAAGGAGGCAAAACTATGGCATCATTAGCTGAAATAAGAGCAAAACTAAAAGAGCAAGAATCACGCACAAGCGGTGGTTCAACAAGCGGCGGCGATAACGCAATTTTCCCATTTTGGAATATGAAAGAAGGCGAGACAAGTGTTCTACGCTTTTTACCTGATGGCGATGAGTCAAACACTTTCTTTTGGAAAGAACGTTTGATGATCAAACTACCATTTGCAGGAGTAAAAGGTGAAACTGATTCACGTCCTGTACAGGTACAGATTCCGTGTATGGAAATGTATGGCGAAACATGCGATATCTTAAATGAGGTACGTGCATGGTTTAAAGATCCAAGTCTCGAAGACATGGGTCGTAAGTATTGGAAGAAGCGTTCATACGTATTCCAAGGCTTTGTAACTGATAGCCCACTACAAGAAGATAAAACTCCGGAAAACCCAATCCGTAGATTTATTATTGGTCCACAAATTTTCCAAATTATCAAAGCGGCATTAATGGATCCAGACATGGAAGAATTACCAACAGATTATACTGCTGGTGTAGACTTCCGTCTTGCAAAAACAACCAAAGGTGGTTACGCAGACTATTCAACATCTAACTGGGCACGTAGAGAGCGTCCACTTGGTGATGCAGAAATGCAAGCAGTTAACACACACGGTTTGTTTAACTTGAGCGACTTCTTACCTAAGAAACCTACTGATGTAGAACTTAAGGTTATGAAGGAGATGTTTGAAGCATCTGTTGATGGCGAGGCTTATGATGCTGATCGTTTTGGTCAGTATTTCCGTCCAGCGGGTATGGCAGCACGTACAGGTGATCCAAATGTATCATCAACTAACGGTACTGCAACTTCAAGAACAGAAGCGCCAGCAGCAACTCCAGCACCAGCTGTAGAAACTGCACCAGCACCACAAGCAGAAGCAACTCCAGCACCAGCGGCTGAGCCAGCACCTGCAGAAAGTGGTAATGCGCAAGACATTCTTGCAATGATCCGTTCAAGACAAAGTAACTAATAGCACAGGGAGGGAGCAATCCCTCCCATTTATTTGATAAGGAGATACTATGGCTAAATCGTTTGATCCGAGCAAATTTCGGACACAACTAACAAAATCTATTTCAGGTATGAGTGCAGGATTTAATGATCCCACTGATTGGATTTCAACAGGTAACTATGCACTCAATTATCTTATCTCAGGTGATTTTCACAAAGGTGTACCTATGGGTAAGGTGACTGTGTTTGCAGGTGAGTCAGGCGCAGGTAAATCATATATCTGTGCAGGTAACATTGTAAAAGCAGCACAGGATCAAGGCATCTTTGTTGTACTAATTGATTCAGAGAATGCACTTGATGAAAGTTGGCTACACGCTCTTGATGTAGATACCTCAGAAGAAAAACTACTAAAACTAAACATGTCAATGATTGATGATGTAGCAAAAACTATTTCTACATTCATGACAGACTACAAAGCAATGGACGAAGAAGACCGTCCTAAAGTATTGTTTGTAATTGATAGTTTGGGTATGTTGTTAACACCTACAGATGTTGATCAGTTTAATAAAGGTGATATGAAAGGTGATATGGGTCGTAAGCCTAAAGCACTAACATCACTTGTACGTAACACAGTCAACATGATTGGCTCACACAACGTAGGACTTGTATGTACTAACCATACATATGCATCACAAGATATGTTTGACCCAGATGATAAAATTAGTGGTGGACAAGGCTTTATCTACGCATCATCTATTGTAGTTGCAATGAAGAAGTTGAAACTAAAAGAAGATGAAGATGGTAATAAAATTAGCGAAGTGCGTGGTATTCGTGCAGGCTGTAAAGTTATGAAAACACGTTACGCAAAACCGTTTGAAGGTGTGCAAGTTAAGATTCCATACGAGACAGGTATGAACCCTTACAGTGGACTTGTAGAACTTTTTGAAAAGAAAGGTCTGTTATCTAAAGATGGCAACAGATTAAAATATATTGATTCAAAAGGCGAAGAACACAAAGAATATCGTAAAAACTGGACAGGCGAATTGCTCGATATGGTAATGTCAGATCATGTTAATATTACTGATGAAAAGGTAAATATCCAAGATGATGAAGTAGAACCAATCGAGGAGCCTGTTAATGGATGAATCACAAATTGTTGATATTTGGACAGTATTTAAGGATAACATTGACAAGAAAAATATTGAAGTTGTTGCAGAACGCTACGTTGAAGTCTGTGCAGATTATGGCGCAGACGATGAACATTTTAAAAACGCACTTGGCAACTGCAATGATCTTGACAATGCAATTAACTACTATCTTGATGTTGATAATGACTCATACGATGACGAAGAAGAGGACTGGTAATGGGTTGGTATAGTGAAATATCTAGAGATATTTCTAAGATTCCAGACGCAGTAGCACACTTTGAGTCAGAACTTTCTGAAGCTCGTAAGGAAGTAAAACTACACGGCAATGTAGAACGAGCCGCGGCAGAAATGCCTGGCATTGTCGAACACCGCTTCAATCAACTTCAAGAAATTGAAGCAATACTAAACTACTTGAATATTGAATTACGTAGATTGCGTAGCTCATATTTTAAAAAATATCTAGAAAACTATCAACGAGCTTTGTCAAGCCGTGACGTTGAAAAATACGTTGACGGCGAGGCAGACGTTGTTGACTACGAAAAGATTATTAACGAGTTTGCACTAATGCGTAACAAATGGTTAGGTGTTCTCAAAGCACTTGATCAAAAGCAGTGGCAAATTACAAACGTGGTTAAACTTAGAGTAGCAGGTATGGAAGATGCATCACTTTAGAACATGGATAATAAGACTAGCAACTAATGAACATTCTTGCAACATGGCAAGACAGTGCAAAGATCAGGCTTTAAAATTTGGTATTGAAGCTGAATACTTTTCGGCAATAAATGGCCTTGAAGCTGAAAAGCACTATGAATTAACTGGTGTGCCCAGACCAAGAAAGAAAATAAAAAAAGGTAGAGTAGGTGTTCTTGGATGTTTTTTCAGTCACTATTATTTGTGGCAAAGTTGTTGGCAACAACAAATTCCTTATTTAATTTTAGAACATGATGGTTATATTATAAGACAGATACCAAATAATATATGTGATCAATTTTCTGATGTTTTGAAATTAGATAATTGCGATCCTTATAGTAAAAATTACAATAAAATAATTGACCAAGAAAAAAATACAGAGTTAAGAATAGAGAAGTATAAGAATAATTTAACCAAAGCTGAATTTAAAATAGGTACAGGTAATTATTTTAGAGGTGCCTATTCTTATATATTAAAGCCATCTGGAGCAAAAAAACTACTTGATTTTATACATAAAAATGAAAATGGGAAAGGTCACCGTCCTGCAGATCAACAAATTGGTGATGGCATACTTGATACT